GTCAAACTCGTGAATCATTTTACATCTTTTAGTATTAGAACAACTATAGTCAGTTTCTACTACATTGATTTGATACTCTAATGTTTTGATTTTTTTGATTGCATCTGCTTGTTCTTGATTTAGTATCGATACTGCTCCAGTAAATGGATTTTCGCATCGATACATTTTCCAAGAGTTGTTACTTGTTTGGAATTTGCTTGCTGTTCTTTCAGCTTTTCTTCTTTGTTGTCTTGTCATTTTGTTTTACTTTTATTGATTATTACTCTACTAATATACCACAAATATTTGATATAAAAAAATTATTTAGTACTTTTTTTCGGTCTATATACTGGAAGTACTGTATTTAACTCTGCTTCAGTAAATAGACGGTGAGTCATTTCTGCATAATGTTGTTGAAAGCCACGAGCATCTATTTCCCAAGGTGCATTGATATAATCACCTTTATACTCTTCGCCTTTCCAATTACCAATGAGTTGTTTACCCCAACGCTGACGACGCTCTGTATGTCCAGCATACCAACCTTTATCGTATTGTAAAGCATGTCGCAACTCGTGTCCAATAGTTTCTAATGCACTTCGAAGTGTCTGACCATAATTAGCAGAGAAGTTAAACGTACAAACTTGTGTACTTGGAGAATAGCAGCCAAAATATGGTGCTGCTGGTCCAAAGATATGTTTACGTTCATAATGTAATGGTACATTTACACCAATCTCATTAGATATGTACTGGTGTGCTTCCATTAGACACCTAGCAAATAGCTTGTCTTCTTGTGTGTATGCATAGATACCATTAACTTGATCTTTTCTAATTCGTTTTTTTGCCATTTTGTATAGTTTAGCTGATTATTATAGTACTAATATACCACAAATATTTGACATAAAAAAATCTGGAGTGACTTTTTTTTAAAACTTTTGCCAATTCCGTTGCAACATATATTTAATTATATAGGAAATGGTTCCTATATCTAAAAATAAACCTATTAATTATGAATGTAAATGACGTAATTGGCAAGTTGAAAGTAATGCTTTCATCTGGTGAGGTTGTTGAAACAGTGGAAACTAAAATGGCTGAGGCTACTTTAGTTGATGGTACTGAAGTATACACTGAAGGTGAGTTAGAAACAGGAGCAATCTTGTTTGTACGCGCTGGCGAAGGTGTATCTGAAGATCCATTTGCTCCAGCTGGGCTTCATGAAACAACTGATGGGTTATTAATTACTGTCGGCGAGAACGGCGAGATCTCTTCTATCGAAGAAGCAGCAGCGGAAGTTGAAGCAGAAAAGAAAGAAGAAGAAGTAGAGATCGCAATGGAAGAAGACGAGGAAGTTAAAGTTGAAGTTAAAGAAAAAGACTTTGATATGGACGAACTAGTTGAAGCTATTGTTGAGATCGTAAAACCTCAAGGCGAAGTAATTGAAGAACTCAAAAAAGAATTAGAGCTCTTGAAAGAGAGATTTAACAAAGTAGCTGGTGAACCTGCTGCTAAACCCGTGCGTAACACTTTCTCTGAAAACAAAAAAACCAGAGATGAAATGTTTGCACAAAGAATGGATGCATTAGCAGCTATTAGAAAAAACAAATAATTTAAAAAAAAGTATTAAAATCATGGCATACGGATTTGACATTACTGCTTTACCAGCATACACTGACCAAGAGTCATTGGGGTTGATTTCAAAAGTAGTATTAAAAACGGATCTACTAGATTACGTAGATTTGAGAAGCGGGTTCACTAGTGGAGTGAGCTCTATTAACTTGGTTGATGCAGACCTACCTGTATCAGCATTATCTTGTGGTTGGTCTTCAGACGGTGAAGTAACCTACACGCAAGTAAACGTAACAATTGAAAGTCTCCAAAGTAAAACGGAGATGTGCGTTGAAGATTTGAGAAGTGTATACCAATCAGCATTTATGAATGCAGGTACTGGTAACGATTTCATTCCTTTCGAGGAAGTTATTTCACAATCATACTCTGACAAATTGAGAAAGTACAACGAAGGTTTCTTGATCAATGGTTTCGGAACTACTCTTGGTTTGAAAGGACAGATTACATCTGCAAACGGAGCTAACCTACAAGGTGGTACTCCAGCTGCATGGGATGCAACAAATGCATTTGGTCAAGCTTTAGACTTGTATGATGCAATTGACGAAGCAGTTAAAGACAGAGATGACCTAATCATGGTTGTTTCTCCTGATGCATACAGAGCATTAGTTAGATCTTTAGTAGCTCAAAACCTTTATCACTTTGACTCAGTTGAAGGTAACGATATCGTTATTCTTCCTGGTACAAATGTAACAGTTATCAAATCTTCTGGTTTGGTTGGTTCTGACTACAAATTTGCAGGTCCAGGTAAAATGATCCTTGCTGCTACGGGATTGACAGATGAGCTAGACAGCTTCCGTTTCTTCTATGACGAAGCAGCTGATGTAATGAAGTTTAGAGCAGCCTGGAGACTAGGTGTCGGTGTTGGTGAAGTGAACTTGTTCGCTACTAACGACATGGCGTAAATTAACCGTGCTTTGGCACACTAAAAAAAACACAAAGAATTATGGCTTGTAGTAACATCGTAGCTAATCTCGTGAAAGATTGCAATACCAATCAAGGCGGCATAGACACTATCTATATCGCGAATGGTCCCGTACAGTCAATTACTGAAACTAGCGGCAACGTGACTGCCATCACAGTAGGTGGTAGCGCTTTAGGGCCATCGGATTTCTTTGAGTTCCAAACGCCTAGACAGACCTCAAATCTGAATAGCACAATCACAGTATCACAAGAAAATGGTACTGCTACTTTCGATCAACAACTCACTATGGTGTTCAACAAAATGAACACTGATATGAGAAACCAATTACTACTATTGGCTGAAGCAACTGATTTAGTTATCATTGCTAAAGACAACAACGGAGTATTTTGGTCTGTAGGTTTAGAAAGAGGCGGTTACATGATCTCTGGTACTGCTGCAAGTGGTGTAGCATACGCAGATGCTAACCAAATGCAAATTATTGTAGGCGGAATGGAAGCTCATCCGATGTACACAGTGGATTCATCAATCGTTGAAGCATAATAGCTGAGATTGTCCACATATATAACAAGAAAAGGCTGTCGCGAGACGGCCTTTTTTTATATTACCCTTTTTCTAGTTTTAGTCCAATAACTGCGTGGTATAAATTTAGATTGTTTCCATCTCAAATTACCATCACCTAATTTACCACATAATTGGCGTTTACCTTCCATAATTAGTAGGCCAGGAGGATATGCTGACTCTAGAGATGAGTCTGGTTGCGTTAACTGTTCTTGGGTTTGGTATTTTATATCTGGTTCTATTTGTAGCTCAAACGCTGCCTGGTACATTCCATCTAGGAGTAGTCTAATTCTATCAGGATTCCACGGACCTATTAGGCTAGCATCTAGATCTCTAGTTACAGGTTTATCTAATATACCTCCATAGACCCATAACTCATAATCAGACCAGTCCATTTGTTTTACTTGATCTAACCATTGAATGAATCTTGCGTCATCCAGACTGGCAATAGGTAGAAATTTGTCGCATTTTAGTACCATAGTATATGTATCAGATTCAACTTTGAGCATTTTTATATTTAATAGTATAGAAACAAAGTTAATATAATGACGCTGTACGTTGATACACCTATACAAATAATACACGTAAATCTACCTAATTTAGATGCAGGTGGATGGGTATTTGATTTGACTAGCCAATACTCACATGAGACACAGGAATGTCCTGCAACGCTCATATCTACGAATGATAGATATAGTACATTAACTGTACAATTTCCTGCTGGGTTTGAAAATGAGCACAAGAATGGTATTTACTATTACTCTTTACGAGATGGCGATCTAGAACCCATAACATATGGATTGGTTAAAATAATAACACAACCAGGAGGTGATATAGGTACTACTACATTTAACGCTGGAGCAGAAACAGAGGAAAGAGTAGCAGATGTATTTTATAGACCAAATTACTAAATAATAATATGGAAGAACAAAACAATTTATATTCTATTACTGGCTCAGAGTTTAGCGCAATACACCTACCAGTAATTAAAGAAGTTAGAGGCAAAGATTATATGTCATTTGGACAAGATAACTTGTTTCCACAAACTCTAATTGACCTATACGATAACTCAGCAATGCACCATACTTGTGTTGATGCAATTACTGAAGGTATTTTAGGTGAAGGCCTTGAAACAATTGGAGACGAATATATTAATAGTCAAGGTGAAACTATTGATGA